GAAAGCCAAAGGCATGAAGAATGGCGGTAAGGTGAAAGCCAAAGGCATGAAAAACGGCGGTATGATGAAAGCCAAAGGCATGAAAAACGGCGGTAAGGTGAAAGCCAAAGGCATGCGCATGGGCGGTAAGGTGAAGAAGTAGAAAAATGGCAATTTCCGGATCAAATGATTTTGAATTAGACGTTACAGAGTACATTGAAGAGGCTTTTGAACGGTGTGGCCTGGAAGTTCGTACTGGGTATGACTTAAAGACCGCAAAAAGATCTTTAAATCTTATGTTAGCTGAATGGGCTAACAGAGGATTAAATCAATGGACTATTATAGAAACTTCTATTCCACTTGCAACGGGTGTTGCTGAATACCCTGCGGGAACGCTAACAATGACGGTTGCTTCCAGTTCTGGGTTTTCTGTTGCGGAAACAATAACCGGTGGAACGAGTTCTGCTTCGGCGACTATTACTAGCTTGCCCAGCGCTACCACGATAGCAATAACCATTCCCTCCGGAACTTTTTCTTCTGGAGAAACCCTGACAGGTGGAACGAGTGCGACCACCACCACGCTATCTGCTGCGGTGGATTTTTCCAACGTTAGGAAAACAATAGATTTTTTATCGTCAGTTATCACAAGAAGTTCTACCGATCTTAGTATGTCTAGGGTTAGTAGAGATTCTTTTTTATCTATCCCTAATAAAGCGACAACAGGCCGACCTTCTCAATTTTTTATAGAAAGACAAAGCACTCCTATTCTTAAAATATGGCCTACTCCTGAAAACAGTACGGATGTTATTAAATTTACCCGATTAACCCGCATGAATGATGTGGATACCATGACAAACACTGTTGATATGCCTTTTCGATTTTACCCCTGTTTAGCCGCGGGCTTGGCGTATTATATAGCTATGAAAAGAGCGCCAAATAAAATTCAAGTATTAAAAGCCGTTTACGAAGAAGAGTTCGAAAGAGCCATGACCGAAGACAGAGATAGATCTTCATTTCAAGTAGCTCCTAGCTTAGATTATTATGCGGTGTATTGATGGGTAGCTTTGCAGTAGGGAAAAAAGCACTTGGAATTTCAGATCGATCTGGATTTCAATATCTTCAAAAAAACATGCGAAAAGAATGGAATGGTCTTCTTGTGGGTAAGGATGAATGGGAATCAAAACACCCTCAATTGTTTCCTAGAAAGAAAATTTCAGATCCGGAAGCAATAAAGAACCCTAGACCAGGAAGAACAGAACCCATTGTTTTAATTTTATTGTCTCCAAATCCTTTTTTTAATGCGGCGGTAAACTCCAACATTTTGACTGTTCGTGAACCAACACACGGGCGTAGTACAGGTGACGTTGTTCGGTTTAGAAATGCTCAAGAGTTTCAAGGCTTTACTTCTGACGCCCTGAATCTTTCAACAGGATATACCATTACTGTTACAAGTGTGGACGAATATACCATAACCATCACCACACCCTCCCCCTACTTTGCAATAAATCCTTATGATTCTGTGGATACAACGGGAAATGTTAGTACGGCCATCGCTACGGGAGCAACTGGACAGGACCCTCAACTCACGCAATTTGGAATAGTAGTAAATGGTAGGGTATTAGCCGAGATTAATAACGATGGATCAGGTTCGAGAGGTTTTACTGTAAGGGATGCGCTTTCTTACCTTAAATGGAATATAAATACAAATGAAGATGCGGATGAAGTTTCTTATATAGAGACTATTATGAATCCCTATATGTTTGCTAACTTTGCTACTTACACACAATATATAAGAACGTCTAATATAGCGAACTCAAGAGGTGGTGGAGACATCTGTTCTGTTGGTCCCGTAACTTTGGAGTCTTAAATGAGCTTTACATACACAACTCTTAAAAACGCATTACAAGATTATACCCAGAATACAGAAACTTCTTTTGTATCCAACATGCCTTTGTTTATACGGCTTGGAGAAGAAAGAATATTTAAGTCAGTTCAATTAAATTTGTTTCAAAGAAATGTTTCTGGAGGCATGACTGCTGACAATCAATTCTTAACCGTTCCGTCTGATTTTTTAGCCCCCATATCGTTAAGTGTTACAAACAGCAGTAACGTAGAGTTCTTGGAGTTTAAATCGTTAGAGTACATACAAGCGTATAACCCTAATCCCGCTACGACAGGGACTCCTAAATATTACGCTCAGTTTGATTTAGATAATTTTACCGTGGCGCCAACTCCTGATACGGGGTATGTGACAACATTAAGTTATTTTTACAGACCTACAAGTTTAACTAGCAACACGTTTGTTTTAACAATGACCAATGTTACGGGAACTTTTTCAACAAGTGATACTATTACGGGTGGAACAAGTGGCGAAACAAGTGACGTTAGTCAGGTTCCCTCTTCAACCACCTTAACCGTAGCAATTCCTAGTGGAACGTTTACAATTGGAGAAACAATAACAGGAAGTTCTAGTGGGGCTTCGGGAACCTTGTCTGTTATAGGCGCAGACAACAGTGTAAGTTGGTTATCTGAAAATGCAGAAATTGCCTTGCTGTATGGATGTTTGTTAGAGTGTTATACGTACATGAAGGGCGAACAGGATTTAATTTCTCTTTATAATTCAAGGCTAAACGAGGCTTTATCTAGGTTAAAGAACCTTGGGGAAGCTCAAGAGGTTTCAGATGAGTACACCTCTGGTCAAATTAGAAAGGCTAAAACATAATGTTGACAGAACCAATAGGAATTACCGTTGGGTCCGTAGGGGTTCAGACAACAGACAACAGAGGGTTTACTCCAGAAGAAACAGCGATACGATGCGTTGATAAGATTATAGGCATATCTGACAATGCACATCCTGCAATACGAGATCAGGCTTATGCCTATCGAAAAGAAATGGAAAAAATAATTGCAATTTATATGGTTCAGGCTATTAAAAGTGATAGAACTACTGTATACAATGCAATTAAAGATTCTGGAAACCCGAAGCTTGCAGAATATATAAGGAGAATGTAATGGCTTTTAACGGTAATTTTTTATGCACCTCATTTAAAGTAGAACTAATGAAGGGGATACACAATTTTACAGCAGCAAGTGACCAGTTTAAATTAGCTCTGTACGACAACAGTGCTACCTTTACCGCTGCGACTACTGCGTACACCTCAACGAACGAAATCAGCGGTACAAACTATACTGCTAAAGGAAACTTTTTAACAAGTGTGACACCTGTGGCTAGTAGCACAACAGCTTTAACTGATTTTGCAGATGAAGTTTTTAGCACCGTAACAATATCAGCAGTACGAGGAGCTTTGATATTTAATGAAGCAGCTACTAGTGACCCAACAGTTTGTGTATTAGATTTTGGTGCAGATAAAGCAGCAAGTTCTGGTGATTTTACGATTGTGTTTCCAACTGCCGATGCGAGTAATGCGATTATCAGGATAGCCTAATGTCTATCAACAACGTAGCTGCATTTCAAGGTTGGAATAGTTCCGTACAAGGTTGGAACACGGGAACTTGGAATACGAACGTAGCTTATTCGGTTACTGCTACAGGTAGTGTTGGTGCTGTAACAGGTATTACATCTATAAGTGTTTCTGTTACAGGGGTTGCAGGAACATCTGCGTTAGGTAATATATTTTCTACAAATGTAGGAGTGAGTGCAACAGGAGGTGTTGGTTCTACAACCGTTGTTGGTCTTGCTAATGTTTCTGTTACAGGAGTTGCAGGGACCTCTGCGGTTGGTTCTACAACCGTTGTTGGTCTTGCTAATGTTTCTGTTACAGGGGTTGCAGGAACATCTGCATTAGGTAGTTTCTTTACCACAAATACAATGGTAACGATGACCGCTTCTGTAAACAGTGCGACGGCAGAGACTGTTGGCGAGGCAAACATAGAAGTAACAGGAGTAAGCGCAACTGGGCTAGTGACCGCTATAACAGACTTTCCTGTAGTGTGGGGGCAGATTATACCTAGTCAAACTCCTAATTTTAGTGCAATATCACCTAGTCAAGATCCTTCTTGGACAGACGTAGCAGCATAGAGGTAAACAAACATGGTAAGTGTATATACAAATGATCTAAGATTAGAAGAAATTGGGTCAGGAGAACAATCAGGAACGTGGGGGGATACAACCAACACGAACCTAGAACTTATTGCAGAAGGTCTTAGTTTTGGAACAGAGGCCATAACAACAAATGCAAATACGCATACTTCCACAGTTGCGGATGGAGCTTCCGATCCTGCCCGTTCTATGTATATTAAATACACAGGAGCTTTAGATTCTGATTGTACAATCACAATTGCTCCAAATACTTTATCTAGGGTTCACATTATTGAGAATGCCACTACGGATAGTGGAAGTTCTGGCCCCTACAATATACTTATATCGCAGGGTGATGGCGATGCAAAGGTAACTATTCCTTCCGGCCATAAAAAGGTGGTTTATTTAGATGGTGCAGGTTCTGGAGGTGTTGTTGTAGATGCCTTTACCGATTTAAATGTTCCTAGTCTTTTTGTTAAAAACCCCGGAACAGGAGACAATAGTACCGCTTTATTGACTTTGCAAACAGCGGAAGCTGACATTGCAGTGAACGATGTATTAGGAAAAATATCTTTTCAGGCTCCAGATGAGGGAACAGGAACAGACGCTAATCTTATTGCTGCTGCTATTCAGGCTATATCAGAAGGTGACTTTAGTTCGTCAAGCAATGCCACGAGTTTAGCTTTTATGACAGGAGCTTCAGAAGCTGCTGCGACTAAGATGACACTTACTTCCGGTGGTAATCTTAATCTAAAGACAGATGGAGTGGCTATTGGTTTGGGTGCAGACACTGATGTGACACTTACCCATGTTGCTGATGTGGGTGTTGCATTGAAAAGTTTAGCAACGGCTGATAATAAGCCCGTCATTCTTACTCTTCAGACAGGTGAGACGGATATTGCAGCAGATGATGTATTAGGAAAAATATCTTTTCAGGCTCCAGATGAGGGAACAGGTACGGATGCTATTTTAGTTGCGGCTGCTATTCAGGCTATCTCTGAAGGTGACTTCAGTTCTTCTAGCAATGCTACAAGTTTAGCTTTTATGACGGGCGCATCTGAGGCAGCAACCACCAAGTTTGTAATAGCCTCAGACGGTTCTTTATCAACGCCAACACTGGGTACATCAAATGTAAGATTCGGTGTCAACGC